GTCCAACCGCAAGGGCCACAGCGCTTCAAGCCAACATGCTTGGAGAGGAGTTTGGTGGGCACACGCACGTCAGTGCGTCCGAGTGGAGGGTTGCTGATTAGCCAGAACAGCTCGACACCATCATCGATGGTTTTCGCCGGATGATTAGCAAACCATTCGTCGAGGCCGCTAGGGACGGTGTCAACGTGGGCGTCGCTATCTTGACTTTCAGTAGTAGAAGAAGAAGACATTTGGTGGTGTGGAAGCGTATCTCAGCAATTCGTTTAGAATTTTAAACTAAAACTAGACATTGCAGACGGTCAGAATGTTGGTTGAGCAGACCGAAATGGCAGTCTGCCTCGTCAACAACAGCGTCTGGTTTGCACTCTTTGTCTTGACGGTAATCGCGACAGTCGTGTCATAGATGCTGCCTATGCTCACACCAGCACTCGTCAAAGTGGAACAATCAATGTTCTCAGTGAGACAGGTGGTGGTGAAGTCGGCCGCGGATAAACCCGGGGCGGTGTTTGATACGAAACCGAACGCCAGCTGGTAAGTGCCAGGCTGGGCGAACGTGAAGTATTGGCCGCCAGGGATGGTGATTGAATCGGAGATCCACGCTACGAGGTCGACAGCTGGGTCGACGTCGGGCTTTGGATGTGGCCCATTCGAGTTAGGAAGCACCATGATCTGCGCATCAATGCCAGAGCCAAAGGACAAATTGCCCATGAACTTGGCGACAACAGAGGTGGAACCAGAAATTGGACCTGCAGTCGAGTAAGTGTTCAGGTTTCCAAAGACACACAAGTCTCCGGCATGTGTGACAGCTGCGGGTAGCACGGGCAACGACAGCTCGATGTCATAAGTGACATAGAGACGGCCGATGACCTGTCCAGCTTGCGCAGGTAGACCTTCAGTGGCAACAGTAACGACGCCATGATCGTACAGGTTGGGTGGGCCATCACAGCCCAAACGGCGTGTGAATAGTCCCTCAGAGACCTGCAGGGTTGGGTCGCATTCAATGCCATGCATGAGTGTTTCGCTCGGGTTGCCCCTGGTGTGGTAGGGGGATTGGAGGATTTCCTCCATCGTCCTGAACTTACGCTCATTGGCGTTGTACTGTGTACCAATGGCAATAGTGCCAAGGGCCATGTCTGCGGAGTAGTTGCTGGACGACGTCTCAAAAGAGAAGACGCAGCCCATTAGCTGCCACTCTGTGAAGTGGTCCGCGATTGATGCAAGCCACGGAAACGTACGATGATCCGTGCACTGCAAGCGGAACGACCTGGTCGAAAAATCGCCAGGCACTTCCGGAACGACAAGCGAGTCGATGAATTCGCGTTTCTTAATCCGAACTGCGGCTGAGCCGGTCGGGCTGAAGGAGAGTTGTGAAGGCTTAAGATCGCCCGCGGAAATGATGGAGTTGGACGTGATGTTGTAGTTGCCCCGGCCTGTAATCTGCGACAGGAGCGAACCGGCAGCACGGCCGATACCAGAGCTACCTAAGTAGCCCCCAACTTTTGAACCCCAATCAGCGAAAGTGCCTCTCGGGAGTTGTTTCAAAACGCGGTTGTCGAAGTCGGTTGCTTTCGACTTGATCCAGGACAGCGGGTTCGACCCAGTGTACTGGCCTTTCCCTTGGATGGTGGCTCGGCCTCCACCTAGGGACATGAGGTGCTGTTTCCAGCGACGCTCTCTCTCTTTAGCGGGCAGACGCAAAATCTTTGGCCGCCGCATGAATTCTGCCTTTGTGGTCATTGCTTAGTCGGCCACTGGCGAAGGGGGAAGGAGTGATATTCAAACTCTTCAATCCCCGCTCCGCCACCGCGGGGGCAACCGTTTATCTTATTTATGCCAGATCACGGATAAAACTGGCGTAATGCTCCTGAGTATTACCGGGGAGTGGGTGGTGTGAGCTGATCAGCTTGTTCGCGACCAGCCGAGCTTTGGTACTTGATGACCTGAAGCTCAATGTTGTTGCGGATTGTGTACCGCCTGCGGTTCTCGGTCTTGCCGAGAGACGCGTCACCCTTGGCGGCCCGGTATTCATCGATCAACCCCAACTTGGTCATCGCCTTCTCGAACTCGCGTTGCTCCTTAGCAGTGCGCTTACGCTCTGGTTTATCTTGAGGTTTGTCCCCATCTTTCTGCCCGGGGTTGCCTTTCGGCGCTTTCTTGTCGGGGACAGCAAGTGCTGGGAACTCGATCTTGTGGGCGTCGTCGTCGGGGCCGCGCATGGCGACAACAACTGGACCGACTTTGCCCATTTCCTCAAACAACTTCTTGTCATGGAACTCTGGGTTGGTAAAAAGCAGTGGGCAGGGGCCGATGCCGTTCGCCTTCCAGTCCTTAAAGACGTCCCACCTGAAATCCGGCATAACCTGAGCGAAGTACTCGAGGAAGTCACCGGGGTGGTTGTGGAAAGTTGTGTTGGTGTTCAGAGCCGTAATGGCGAAAAAGGGGTGAAGACCCGGGAACTCCAAAACTTTGCTCTTCAGTGATTGGATCTGTTTCTCTCCTGCATCCTTGAGCACCTTCTCTGACCAGTCACCGAAGAAGTCGCTGTTTCT